TTTTCGAGTGGTCCGCGCCGGACGGCGCCGAGGCGGACGACGTGGACGCGCTTGCCCAGGCGAACCCCAACCTCGGCCGGCGGATCAGTCTTGATGCCCTTATGGGAGACGCTGTACGGGCTAAGGCGGAAGGCGGCGAGCAGTTGACGTCGTTCCTGACAGAACATCACTGCAGATACGTACCACGGTTGAACCCTGCGGTAGATCAGGAGGCATGGGCTGCTTGTCTTGATCCTGGAGGGCTTGAGGAGGTGCGTGACCGTGTTGCGGTCTGCCTGGACGTATCAATCGACGGTCTTCACGCGGCGCTTTACGCGGCGGGGCAGTTGCCAGATGGCCGGGTGCGTGTTGATCCGGTGGCGGCGTGGGCTGGACGGGATGCTGCCGCCCAGCTTCGGCGGGAACTGGACGATTGGCTCGATCTTGTGAAGCCGAAGGTGCTGGGTTGGTTCCCCGGCGGCCCAGCGGCGGCGCTGGCGGCTGAGTTCGAGGAACGTGATGGCTGGCCGCCGAAGGGATTGATCGTCCACGAGATCAAGGGCGCGGATGTGCCGGCGGTCTGTATGGGCTTTTCGGAACAGGTCAGCGCGCGGCAAGTTGCGCATTCAGGCGACCCACTCCTGACGGCGCACGTGGCTGGTGCAGAGAAACTGCTTCAGGGTGATTCGTGGCGATTCACCCGGCGGGGCGCGAGTCACGTGGACGCGCTTTACGCGGCGGCGGGGGCAGTGCACCTGGCGCGGTTGGTGGCAAGCGGCGTTCTTGGTGAGCGCAAACCAGGATTCTCGGTGTACGTGCCGTGAGGGTTTTGCGGAATCTTGCAAACTTACTGTCCCGGCGGCGGGTAGGTGCCTGGGCAGCCGAGCTTGCCGGTATTGGGCTATTAGTAGTCGCAGGGTGGCTGATTTCGCCAGCGCTCGGGCTTGTGGTGCTCGGCCTGTATCTTGTGATCATGGCCAACACGGGAGGTGAGTGATGCCGGTACTGGAGAAGGCTCTCAACATGGTTCGTTCGGTGGCATTTAGCGGTGTCAACGGCCAGATCGACATGCGCGGCCTCCCCACGCTCTCAGGCCAACGAGTGGACGAAGAGGGATCACTTCGGGTGGCTGCGATCTGGATCGCCAATACGGTGCTGGCGGACGAGGTGGCGTCGTTGGTCCTTCGGATTGTCCGGAGAGACGACAAGACACGGACCCCCTTGCAACCGCCAGAGTTGCGGGCGCTCTGGAGCGACGACCCGAACGATGACCAGATCCGCTTCAGTATCGATTCGACGGAGACGCTGAGCCTGAACCTCTGGGGCTGGAGCGCGACGATGCTTGGCTGGACGCGGTCGGGCGAGCTGGACGTTCGTTGGCCGATCAATCCTTCGAACGCTTCTCTCGAGAGGTTGGAGGGTGGTGGACTGAAGCTGGTTTCGCCGGGGCAGGGTGAACTCGTGAACCGGCGAGGGGCGCGGCCTGAGTTCTGTTATATGCCTCGCTACGTTCTTCCCGGCCAACTAACGCCGGTATCGCCCGTGCGAATGGCCGCCGAGTTGGCAGGGTTGTCACTGGCTTACGATCAGGTGGCGGCCAAACTGACGCAGGAGGGGTTCAATCCCGGCGCCGTGTTGACCTTTGGTGACGCGGTGCCCAAGGAGTTGGCGCAGGAGTATTCGCGCGAGTTGACGCGGTTGCACAGCGGCGCCGGGCGTACGGGTGGTGTGGCGGTAGTGGGTGGACCTTCGCCGAAGCTGGAGAAGTGGGGCATGAGTATGGTCGATGCTGATTTCGTCGCCCAGCACGACCGCGTGTTCCAAATCCTCATGGCCCTCTGGCGGGTGCCGCCGACTGTTGCCGGCATGGTCGATAAGCCTTCGACCTGGGGCACGGGTGTTGCGGAGTTCAGCCGCGGCCTTGAGCGCTTCACCCTGCGGCCTATCGTGCAATTGCGGCAGGGCGCCTACCAGAAATACGTTACCCGGTGGGTGGACCCCGACTTGCAGGTGAAGTACGTGTTCGACTCGGTGCTATCGGCTTCGCCGAAGGACCGGGCGGAAATTCAGCGGGCGCGGTTGATGATGGGCGCTACGAGCGTCGAGCGGATTCTGGCGCAAGAGGACGAACCGCCATTCGCGCCCGAAGAAACTGTGTACTCGCAGCTATCGATGGCGACGGCCGCTGAGACGCGCATGCGCCTGGCGAAGCTTCAGGCTGACGCGGTGGCGGCGCAGGCTGACGCGGTGGCGCGGCTGATTGCGGCCGGAGTGCCGCAGGCGGACGCCTGGGCGATTTTCGGCCGCGACCCGGCAACGATTGAGCCGATTGACCTGAGTCTTCCCGAGGAATAGATGGCCACTTCCCCGCCGCCGCTCCCGCCTGAGATCAGCCAACTTATCGAGTCGTTTCTCGCTGCGAAGCGCACCGGCCAGATTGTGCTGGACGTGAAGGATGGCCGGGTACTCGGTTGGCGGGTGCAACAATTGCGGAGTTCAAAGCCGCCGCGCTATGGCTTTGCATGAAGGGTATTGACAGGTTATCAATTGGCCTTACGATAGGTTAGGACGTACGGGAGACCAAGGAAAGCCGTCCAAGGCGAAAGCCTGCGAGCCCCAGGCATCTGGGAGACCCAGGGACGAGACTTCCAGTGAGCCCCGAGCGCTACAACAGCGCGAGGGGCTTTTCTGTTGGACGAGCTGAACCGCAAGACACTGACACTGGACCTGAAGGCTGATAGCGAGGGCGAGTTTTCCGCTGTCTTCGCGACCTTCGACGTCGTTGACCATGATGGTGACGTGACGCGTCGCGGCGCCTTTACCGAGGGCGCCGAGGTGATTATCGGGGCGTTCGGTCACGATACGACTTCGCTGCCGGTGGGCAAGGGTGTTATCCGCCAGACAAACGAGGCGGCTCTTGTTTACGGGAAGTTCTTCCTCGACACGCCGCATGGGCAGCAGACCTACCAGACAGTCAAGAACCTCGGTGCGTTGCAGGAGTGGAGCTATATCTACAGCCCCACGAAGCGGTCATTCGGGGAGTTCAACGGGCAACAGGTGCGATTCCTGGAAGAGGTCAAGGTCTACAGCGTTGATCCGGTGCTCGCTGGCGCGGGTATCGGCACGCGGACGACAGGGATTAAGAGCCGCCTTTCATTCGTGGACCACTGCGAGGAGGTTGAGAGCCTGTTGGCCGAGTTCACCTCGCGTGTCAAAGAGCGTGCGGCCCTCCGTGAGAAGGAAGGGCGCATGCTGTCCGCCGCCAACGTGGGGAAGCTGAACAGCATCGCGGAGTCGCTGAAGGCTGCTGCTGCCGACCTGGAGAAGTTGCTCGCGGACGCGGAACCAAAGTCAACGAGGGAGCTGGAGCAGGCATTCCTGCGCTTCCAGCAGATTCGCGCCACGCTGCTGGGCGTGGCATAGGGAGGAAAGCGATGCCTTTTCAGGTGACGATTGAAAACGAAGCGGCGATTGCCTCACTGAGCCCGACCGAGGTACGGAAGGCAATTGCCGAACGGAGCGAGATGCTCTCGAAGATTTTCAGCGAGGCGGGGGAGAACCTGGACCCGTCGAAGGTTACGTCGATTGAGGTCAAGGACGGCCACGATCTTGCCCGGCAAATCGAGGCGCGAAACAACGAGCTCGCGAAGCTCGGTGAGCGGGCCTCTGAGTTCGACAAGATCGAGAGCGCCAAGGCTGCCGCGAACCGCTGGCAGGAATACAGCAAGGGATACGACAAGGACCCGAACCGCTTCGCGCCACGGGGTGACGGAGACCGGAAGGCTGCGCCTGCGAAGTCGTTCGGGCAGTTGTTCGTGGAGAGCCCGCTGTACGAGGCTGCGAAGAACCGCCGCCCGCATTCCGGCGTGACCCTCGACGTGAAGGCCGAGGATTTCCTGGAGCGAAAGGCTGTTTTCGAGACCGGCGCCGGGTGGGCTCCTGAGAGCCTGCGCACGGGGCGCGTGGTGCTGAACGCCCAGCGTGAGGTGGAAGTCACCGACGCTCTGCCGCTCTTCCCGACCACGATGGCCGCGATCGTGTATATGGAGGAGACCACGTTCACAAACAACGCCGCCGAGCGCGCTGAGGGTGGGGCCTACGTGGAATCGGCGCTGGAGCTGACCGAGCGGTCTGTCACTGTCCGGTCTATCGGCACGAGCCTGCCGGTGACGGATGAGCAACTGGCCGACGTCGACGGCGTCCGTGCTTACCTGGACCAGCGGCTCGGGTTCATGGTCCGCCAGAAGCTCGACAGCCAGATTCTTGTTGGTGACGGGACCCCGCCGGCGCTTCTGGGAACCCTGAATGTCGCTGGGATCAACAGCCAGGCGAAGGGCACGGACTCGGCGCCCGACGCGATCTACAAGGGGATCAAGGCCGCGCGGATTACCGGGCGCTCGCAGCCAAACGTGGTGATTATTCACCCGAACGACTGGGAGCCGATCCGGCTGCTCAAGACGGCTGACGGTGTCTATATCTGGGGTTCCCCTTCGGAAGCCGGACCTGCCCGGATCTGGGGTCTGCCGGTGATCGAGACGACTGCTGTCACGGAGAACACGGCAATCGCCGGTGACTACGCGCGCTTTGCCGGCCTGCACATTCGCCAGGGTCTCGAAGTCGCCACCGGATTCGTGAACGACGACTTCCTCGATGGCCGCGTGACGATTCGCGCCGGCATTCGTGCCGCAGTAGTGCACTACCGGCCGAAGGCGTTCACCCAGATCACCGGTCTGTAATCAGAGGGGAGGATCGAGGCCATGACGAATGTAATTTCCCGGCCACCGGCCACGCTCTCTGTTCTGCCGGAACGGGTGCTGCACCGCGACGTGTTGATCACGTCTGCGCAGCTGCTCGCCTTGAACGCGACGCCGCAGACGTTGGTTCCGGCGCCGGGCAGCACGGCACAAGCGTTGATCTTCGAGGGGATGCTCGTTCACAAACCTGCTGGCACGGCGTACGCCGGCATTGCCGCTGGTGAGGACCTGTCGGTCAAGTACACCGACGGCAGCGGCGCCGCGGTTGGTGGTTGCGAGACGACAGATTTCCTCGATCAGGCCACGGCTCAGACGCGCTACGTCCGGCCGACGGCGGCTGCCAGCGGGGTTTCGGATATCACGCCGGTGGCGGATGCACCTCTCGTTCTGCACCTCCTGACGGGGGAGATCACGACCGGCAACAGTCCGCTGCACGTCCGCGTGTTCTATCGGGTAGTTCCAGTCGGGGCGTTCGCCTCTTAGCCGGGGCGAGAAAGGATTACAAGACGATGGCTGCACAGCCTGTAACACAGAAGCACGGCAAGTACTACGACGCCGATTAAGGGTCCGGCTTCATGCTCGTGATCAACGATCTACGAGGTGTCGTGCAGGGGAATGGGTGGGTCTCCCCTGCACGACTGTGCCTGACCGCTGACGGTCGGGTTACCACAGAGGACGACCCGCAGGCGGTGAGCCTCCTGGTTGCCAAGGGCGGCAGCCTCACCTTAAGCGAGGCTCGGCGTTACGGGCTTCTGCAAGAAGAGCCCGTGGACGAACCAGAGGCAAAGGAGAATAAGCAGCTGGGCAACAAGACGCGGAAGAGGCTGGAGACAAAATAAGTGGCCGTGACTGACACCTACGCCAGTGTCGTTGAGTACCGAGCGGCAGCCGGAAAGATCGTTCATGTGGACGACCTGACGATTCGCCGCGACCTGGTGGCGGTCTCAAGGTATATCGACGCGCAAACTGGCCGGTTTTTCGGCCTTGTCGACCCGCCGGAGGAGCGGTTCTTCTGGGGTGACGGGTCGCGGGTGCTACGGGTCGACGATATCGGCTCGGCTGCTGGGTTGGTTATCGAGATCGATCTGGACGGAGATGGCACGCCGGAAACGGTAGTCGTTTCTGCCGATTATCAACTCCAGCCCTTGAACGCTCTGACCGGCGTGCAGCCCGGCCCCTATCGCGAGATCGTACTGCCGCCCTGGAGTAGTCTTGGCAGCTGGCCAAAAGGATGCCTGGTGTCCGTCACTGCCGCCTGGGGCTGGCCCTCCGTACCCGAGCAGGTTGTCGCGGCAACAATCGAGCTGACCAAGATTCTACGCGTCGAGGGGCCGAGGGCCACCAACCGCCTCGATGAGGGTGGCGTCCCGATGTTTCTCTCCCGCGACGCCCAGGCGCGGGGGATTATCAGCAATCTCCTGTTGCCTTTGAGCCGCGCGGTGGTGGCCTGATGGCGGTCCAGGTGAAAGTCGTCGGGATGGACGCCTTGCTGAAGAAGCTCGACGTGGATTATCTGGCCGAGCCTGTGAAACGGACGATCCTGCGCGAGAGCGCCGAAGCAGGACGTGACTATCTGTCTCAGGTGGTCCCGAGAGACACCGGCGCCTCGGCAAGAACGATGCGCCTTGAAGTCCGGGATAACGTCCGCATCGCCGACGCGGGGGCGCGTCTCGGGATTACGGCGAACCCCCTGCGGTATCTGGAGTTCGGTACGAAGATGGGCGCGTCGAAGACCCTTCTGCGGACGCGGGGGCGCTACGTGGTCAGGACGTCCGGCGGCAGCCAACGAATCAAGAAGCGCCGGTTCATGGCCAAAACGATCGGCCGGACCCGCAGTGAGATCCGGAAGCGGACGGCGGCCGCGGTGAAGGAAATTGAACAGAGGTGGAGCAAGTGACCATCCGTGAAGTGCTGGCGCAGCTTGCACGTGTGCAGGCACGGGTGTCCGTGACTGAGCCTTATCCCGCTGAAATCGTGCGCGTCTATCCGTATCTTCCGCCCGGACAGGACGACCTCGATACGCCCTGCGTGATCAATCAGTGGCGTCTCCTAACGCAAACGCTGCGGCCCAATGGATTCAGGGAACAGCGCTACGTGATCCGCTCTCAGGTGTTCGTCGCTGATCTCGGCGCCGACTACGACGCCTATTCAGAGGTGGCGGCCGCGCTGCATGACAAGCTCCTGGAGGAAGTCGCGGCGCATTTGACGCTGGACCACACTGCAAGCATGACTGGCCTGCGGGGCGACGAGGCCGAATATATGCCGGTCGTGTTCGAGCGCAACGGTAAAGGATACGTCGGCCTGCAATACCTGATGGATGTTGTCGTTCACGACGCCGTGACGGTCGGGCCTTAGAAAGGAGGGGCAGGTGAGCTGGAAGCTGACACAGAAAGCTGAAGGGTTGGAGCCTCTGCCGGGCGTGCCGTGGAAAGACCTCAGTGATGAGGAGTTTCAACAGGCATCTGAGTTCTACGGCGCGATCTCTGGTCTAGGGCCGGACGCGCTGGAGCGCAGCGGCTATTGGGAGCGAGAGAAGCCCGCCCGAAAGGCGGACAGTAACGAAGAGAAGGAGGGCTAAACAGTGGCCGGTTACCCTGTAGCTCTTGACACCTATCAGTGGGCGCGCGAGGCGACGTTCGGCACCGACCTTGCCGCGACCTCCCGCGTTCTTGTCGAGCGGCTGAATTTCACGCCGCAATCAGAGTTCGCCCGCCCAACGGTCGTGCGTGGTCTCCTCCAGCGCAATCGAGGGTTCGAGACGCCGGTCAAGCGCTGGTCGCAGTGGGAAGCGGAAGGTCCGGTTTCCTACGAGCAGCTGCAGAACTGGCTCTGCATGATCCAGAACGTCGCTTCACCGACCGGCTCGGGGCCGTACGTCTGGACGCACACGATCAACCCGGCTACGGTGCCGGCGCCGAAGTCGTTCGTCTTTGAGCGCCAGGTCACTGACGGCTCTTCGCCGATCGTTCACGCCTGGCACGCCGCAATGGCTCAATCTCTCGAGATTTCCGGCGCTGACGGCGAGCTGCTCAGGTTCTCAGCCAGCGGTTTCGCCCGGCGGATTCAGACAGGAGAATCGCTGACAGGCGCGCTGTCCTTGCCGACGCCGGAGATGCCACCGACTCCGCTCACGACGCTGTTTATCGACGACGACTGGGCGAGCCTGGGGGGGACGCAGGTCTCGGCGCAGATACTCGGCTTCACGGTCCGATTCAATACCGGCTATAAGCCGATCTGGACGCTCGATGGCCGCACTGATCTCGATTACACCACCTACGTGGTGGACGCCAGCGAGCGGTCGATTGAGGCGACGATCACCTGCCTGCTGGGGAGCCATTACGCCACTGAGCGGGCTGCTGCGGAGGCGGGCACCCTGCGCGCGGTGAGGCTTGCTGTAAGTGGTTCGGGTGACCGCGAGCTGGAGATCGATTTCCTCGCGAAACACGAACGGCCGGAGCTGTTCGAGTTCGGCGAACAGGAGGGGCAGCACGTGGTGACACTTAGCCTTCAGGAGAGTACCGACGGAACGAACCTGGCGCGGTTCGTGCTGACGAACAACGTGAGCGCGTTCGCCTAGCAAAATGAGCGTCTTTGCGGCGATTCGCTGCCCAAGGTGCGGCTCAGTGGTCCTCGACGGTGATTTTCGGGGACTTACCAGAGTGCGGTGTCCGGACAAGCATTGCCGGCGCCGTGTCTGGGTCGCGGGAGACGGCGAGAGCCTTAGAGTGGTGCAGGTAGACAGGCCACCGAAGAGAGCGCATACTACTTTAACGAACTAAATCCAGCTCACCCCGAGCCTGGCGCGACTGGGCCAGCGGCGAGATTCCGAAAGGAGTTTCACCGTGGCCCTTATCACGAACGATAGCCGAACCCGTCTTGTCCCACCGCACGAGCCAGATTCCTGGTTCGATATCCGTCCGCTTCGCACCGGCGATCTTGAGGTCCTTGGTGCTGTCGGCTCCGAGGTAAAGGTCACCGTGGAGGCGCTCGCGAGCGTGATCCTCGCCTGGAGCTATCCGGAAGAGGTCACGCTGGAGAACGTCCGCTTACTGGACCTCGACACATTCCTCTGGCTGAGCACGGAATCTCTGGCGCTCAGCGGGATTCGGAGTGCGGTCGAAAAAAAAGACTCCACGATAGGCTTATCGCCGCTACGGCCTCAAGAGCAGGCCGATTCCCGCCTGAGCTCCTCTACCTCAGGCAACTCAAATGGTTCAAAGAGGCGGGCATCGTGAGCAATTACGAAGACTTTGTCCGCCTGCCTCTCAGTGTCTACGAAGACGCCTGTCTGCTTCTGGCTGTCGACGCACAGAAGGCGGAGCACGATGCCCGGCGGGTTCGTTAGCGAGCACGTGGAAATCTGGGCGCCGCAGGTCGCTGACCTTCTGGAAGCGCTGGGCGCGGTTGCCTTCGTGGCGGGCGGAGCCGCCCGGCAACTGGTCATGCTGACTGCGCCGGCCGCTGAGGACGTCGACCTTTTCGTGCGTAGTCGCGCTGCCTTCGAGACGTGCGAGAAAGGGCTTATTGACCTCGGTTATCAGGTGGTTGGCGCGAGCCCGTTCGCCGTGACGTTCGCCGCTCGGAACTGGCGGCTTGAACTGCCGGTCCAGCTGATCCGACCCTACGAGGATACCTGGACGAAGACCTACGGAACTCCCGAGGAGGTGCTTTCTCACTTCGCCTTTACGACGGAGATGTTTGCCGTCTGCGCCGGTGGCGAGGCCATCGTCGGCGAAACGGCGCGGCGGGATACGTCGGAACGGCGGCTTGTCTTGCAGCAGATCACGAACCCTCTCTGGGTCGCACTGCGAGCGACGAAATACGCCGCGAAGGGCTATCAGATCGACCTGTCAGAAATGCGCCGCGTGCTCGACGCCTGGGTGGATCGGCCGCAACAGAGGGAGCTAGTCCGTGGCGAGTGAAGCGCAGCTGGCTCTAATTATCAAAGGCGACGCGTCGGACGCGATCAAGAAGCTCAACGACGTCGAGAAAGAGGCCAACGGTCTCGGTAAGACGTTGGGCGACGTCGGCAAGATCGCGGCGGGCTTTCTCGCGGCGAACGTTATCCAGACAGGGTTCAACGCCTTCACCTCAGGAGTTGGGTCGAGCATTAAGGCCGCCTCAGACCTCGGCGAAAGTATCAACGCTCTGCAAGTGACGTTCGGCAAGGACACGGCCCTGCTGGATTGGGGCAAGAACAACGCTGCGCAAATGGGTCTCAGTCAGCGGGCCTTCAATCAGCTTGCGGTGCCTCTTGGCGCCATGCTTAAAAACGTTGGTTTCGAGACCAATAACGCGGCGAACGAGACGCAATTGCTGATTCAGCGCGCCTCAGATATGGCATCGGTCTACAACACGGACGTGTCGGAGGCCATGCAGGCCATTCTTGCCGGCCTCCGTGGTCAGGCTGACCCGCTGGAGAAGTACGGCGTCGGACTTTCGGCGGCCAAGGTCGAAGCCGAGGCGCTGGCCATGACCGGCAAGAAAACGGCCAAGGAGCTGACCGATCAGGAGAAGATCACGGCCAGGCTGAACATTATCTATCGCGAGACGGCGCAAACAGCGGGTGACTTCGCGAACACCAGCGACAGCCTCGCGAACCGACAGCGCATCCTGGCGGCGCGGGTCGAGAACCTCCAGGCTCGCTTCGGCACGTTCGCCATGGTCGTTAAGGCGGAGGTCCTGGGCGCGATTCTAGACTACGGGATCCCGGCACTGGAGAAGATCGGTGACGTGATCTCGAAGACGATCGGTCCGGCGGTCACGAAAGCTGCTTCCGCAATCGGTGGGTTTGTGAAGTCTATTCTGGGAGCGGTAACGGGGATCAATAGCTTCGGCGGTAAATCGATGGCTTTGAGTGGTCCTCTGGGCAAGCTGGCCGGAATAATCCGCACCGTTGTCCCCCAGGCAATAGCGTTCCTGATTGCGAAATTCCGTGAGCTGCAGACCTACTACGAAAGCGACCTCAGGCCGGCGCTCGAAAACATCGGCGTAGCGGTGCGCGAGGTGGCGAAGGTGCTTATCGCAGCCTTCGAGGCAGTGCTTCCGGTGCTCAAGCCGATATTTGAACAGTGGGTCACGATCGTTAAGACCACGGTCGGCATTATCGGCAACCTCTTCGCAATCATCATTGACCTGATCCAAGGCGACTGGGCTGGCGCCTGGAAGAACTTCAAGGACCTGATTGACGTCGTCTGGAACGGAATAAAGGAGACGATCGGGAACAGCCTTGAAGTGATTAAGGCGGCCATTGGCCTTGCTTGGGAGGCAATCAAGGCCGCGGCAGGTCTGGCGTGGGACGGGATCGTCGCGCTGATCAAGGAGTATATCGACCTGCTCGTGGACTACTGGTTTGGTCTACCAGAGGTAATCGTGGAGCTTGGGAAACGCCTCGCGGAAGCCGGTTTTGAGGCCGGCCGCAAACTGGCCAATGCGATCATCGACGGGATCGGTGATCTGGCCAGCCGTGTGGCCGACAAGGTCAGCGTCGCTGGCGTGAGTCTGGGCGACGTGGTCAAGGCTGGCAGCAGCCTGATTCCCGGCAGGGCGCTCGGTGGCAGCGCGTCCGGTCTCACGTGGGTAGGTGAACGCGGCCCCGAGCTGGTCTATCTTCCCCCAGGTTCGTTTGTGCACGACTCCTCTCGCAGCGCGCACGGCTCCGGCGGCGTCACCGTCAACATTCTCGGCCCCGTATACGCCAGTTCGCGCGAGCAAGCAGCCCGTGCAGCAAACGATCTTGGTTGGGCGCTTGCGCTGAAAGGGGTGTCGTTGTGATCTACGCCTTCTGCCGCAGCACGTTGCCGTATTCGTCGACCTGGATCATGGCGCGCCTCTCCCCGCCGGTGATAGCGAGGAATATCCAGACCACCCACCACAGACCGACGGTGAAGAGCCCGACGAAGAAATGCAGCAGGTGGTTGACGCGCTTGCCGGTCACGATCACGGCGAAGAAGTCGCTCTGGGATTCGACTCTTGCGCCCGCCGCGATCGCCTGTGCAAGGCTCTGCGCGAGGATCGCCTTCCGTTCCTCGATGGTTTTTCGTTCAGGAATTGATACTGTCATTCGCCCCGCCTTTCTCGGCTGCGAAGGATACACCCACGAAGGGAGATCGCGCTAGTGGCCTTTCTTCCCCGCGATCTCGAAAAGTTCACCGACGCGTCGGGCTCCACGCAAGTAACATTCCCCGGCTTCGACGTCGAATGGGAATCTTCGCAGCCCTTGCGGTCTTCGCAGGCGCCCCTGATCGGCAGCGATTACGGCGCTGACCTGCTCGGTACGGCCACAGCTCGTCTCGATTTCGCGAGCGAGCGTTTCCGCTGCCGTGTCTATGAGCCTGGTGGTCCGTCTGACGTGGACGATACCCTTGATGAGCTGCTCGCCAAAATCTGGAGTATCGGCCGAGGCAAGCTCTGGACGGTCGATTCCACTAACGCACGTCGTTGGGCCTTTGCCCGGCCAGTGTCACTGCCCACGGTGGCATGGCGCGCCGACGATGTCTTGAGCAAGAGCCTTTCACTCGATTTCGTCCGTTTCACCCCCTGGTTCGACGAAGCGCCGATCTCGGCCAGCGCGACCAAGACGGCCTCACCGGCCACCCTGGAGGTCACGAACCACGGGACGATTGCCGCCACGCGCGTCCAGATCAGGATTCAGTCTCAGAGCGCGGCCGGCTTCTCGAATATCAAGGTCGTCAACGGCGCCAACGGACACGTGTTCGAGAGCACCCGCGACGCGACTTCCGCCGACGACGAACTGCGGCTCGATACCACGGTTCCCGAAGTCACCTACAGCACCGACGACGGTGTCAACCGTGGCGACGATTACGCCGCCTACGTCGAGCCGCCGCTGGCACAGAAGCTCCTGAGCTTCGACCTGGAGCCGGGCGTCAACGAACTGACGATTACCTGTAGCGGCACGCCGAACTATCTGATCACCGTGACTGGAGACGCGCCCTTCGCATGACCGCCACCGCCGTCCCCACCGTCACCCGCAGCACATTCGGCACCTCGACGACCGATCACAACGTCTCGATGCCGTCGTCGGTCACGGCTGGCCGGTTGCTGGTGGCGCTGCTTGCCACCGGCGCGCACGAACCGAACACCCCCACCGGCTGGGCGGACAAGGGCACGGCGATCAACACCCTCGGCCGTCTGACCGTCAGGGTCAAGGTGGCGGACGGGAGCGAAGGCGGCGGAACCGTCAACTTCACGACCAGTTCAGCCGACGTCATGGTCGCGCACGTCTGGTACTTCGACGATCCGTATTACACGATCGACGACTGCGTTGCGCTGGGTACCGCCGCCACCGGTAGCAGTTCCAACCCCGACCCGCCCAACGTATCGCCCGGCTGGGGCAGCACCGATTTCACCGTCCTGGCCGCGGGCGCGGCCTACGGCACCGGCACCTTCAATAGCTATCCCTCTTCCTACTCGGGCGGCGTTGCCGACCAGGTCTCCGGCCTTGTGAACCTCGGCAGCGCGTACCGGCAGCTCACTGCTTCCTCGGAGAATCCCGGCGCCTTCGGCCTCACGTCTACGCCGAGCTTCTGGGCAGCGCAGAGCGTCGCTGTACGGCTTAACCCCTCGCCGCCCGCACCGGACCCGCCGTCGATAAGTAGCGTCAGCCCTTCGACGTTCGCGTTCGGCGAGGCAGGAATCGTTATCTCCGGCAGTGACTTCGGCGCGACCAAGGGAACCGGTAAGGTCGAACTGTCCGATAACGCCTCCTACGCGAGCGGCACGAAGCAGGTACAGACCACGACGTCGTGGTCGAACACGTCGATCACGTTCACGGCGATCAAGGGCAGCCTGAGCGCCGGAACGCTCTACGTCTGGGTCACGAACGACAACGGTGACCGCAATTCCACCGGCTACGCGGTCACGGCGACCGACGATGAGCCGCCTCCTCCACCGCCGCCACCGGCTGCCACCGTCCTCACCGGCGCGTTGCAGGTGGTGGTCTACGGGTCACC